CTTACTAAACGTGTGGCGATTCATTTCTGCGGTTGCGAAAAGCATACCCTTTGAACGTACCTTGTCAACAAACTCGGTTTCAAGCCAAGAGAGAATGTTATCCTTGTCGGCAGAAGCGGCAGCCTTTTTGTAGATAGGCAATTTTACTGTATCTACAGATACACCCTGTTTGTTAGCCTTTCCATTTACCTTGGTAGAACCATTGAAACGCAAATCGCCCAACATAATATCAAGACGTTTCATAGGAGCAAGCATACATTGACGTACGTCATCAACCAAGAAGTTCACAATCTCGTCCATCTTAGCAGAGATGGCATCGGTATTGCTCGACTGAATGCTCAACGTGTTATACTCCTCTATAAGCCATGTAAGACGTTCAAGACGAGTATTGTCCATTTGGTAAGCGTCGCCTAAGCAAGCCACCTCACCAAAACCACGTGTGAGAGCATGGCGTTTTCTGACAGGCTTTCCTGCATATCTGTCAATAACTGTACCTGCGATGACACCCACCTGCGTACCCATATAAGTCTTGAAAGAACCATCGGGATTAGTTCTCTCATAAACAAGGTAGTCTTTCCAAAATACCTTGTCAAGTTCGCCCATAGTAACAATAGAACGGTCTATCACCGCTTTGAGGAACTTAGGGCTATTCAGTAAAGAATCTATTGTCAGTAACATGTATTCCTCCTTTTTTTAGATAAACATAAAACGTCCTGTGAGTGATGCCTTATCTTCCTCTGTGAAAGGAATGTAAAGGTTGTCCTCAATGATTGAAAATGCACGACCAACCAATGCAACGGTATTCTCTTTTGCCAAGTTGCGCCAACCGAATGAAGCGAAGTTAGCTACATTCTTAGCCTTAGCATCAGATGCACTCTTTGCCTCGGGAAGTACCTTACCAACTTCCAAATCAGCCTCTGTCGCTTCTTTGGTGGTAATTGTATCGTAATCCTCATTGGAAGTGTCCACCGACTTTACAGTGATAACGTTTGTCCCGTCAGAGAGTAACGTGCCCACATTGATGAAGTCCGCAAAAGGACATTTAGCAATCTTGATGGTAGTCGCACCCGTGGTAGCTTTTTCTACTACCTTGACACGAATACACACTACCGCCTTTCGCTCTACCTTATCACGATAGATAGGCGTAAGTTCGGGCAACCATCCCTTATTAGGGAGATTACTCATGTCTAAGTCTATACCACCATCTGTGAGGCGATATAGAGATTTCTCGTCACAAACCTCCCTTTCGATAGGAGGTGTGGATTCAAACTTAATTCCTGCTGCCATAATGATTTACTTTTTTTCGTTTTCTGTTTTGATAGCCTCGGTTCGCTTATTGACGCCATCCAAAAGGCTATCCATATCGTCTTTGTGTTCGTGGTTTCCCTCTTCGGGAGACTTTGCGAACTGGAATCCACCATTCTGCATCTCCTGCTTCACATCGGTGAAGTACTGATTAAGGTCTACATCATCAGCGATTTGCTTTCCTTTATAGACATATTCAGGGATGCCGAATGACTTTGCCACTGCTGCAATCTGTTGGTTGCGTTCGTCCGCCTTTGTCTTAGCGTCCATTGCAGCTAACTTCTCGCTCAATGTCTTATTAGAATCAATAAGACTTTGCGCCCACGCTGGCACTTGTTCCGTTGGTTTTGATTGTGGAGCTGGTGTTGGAAGTGGGTCTTGTGGCTTTGGTTCCTCGATTGGCTTTCCGTCCTTGATGTTGTGCTTCTTCTCGTAGTTGGAAACTGCGGTCTTTTGCGCACCATCAGCCCGATAGTCGCCATAGCTTGTTAGAACGTCTTGAAAGGAGATACCCTCAACGATAGAGTTTACCTTGCTCTCGTCCGTTACTCCTTCAGCTTTCTTGCTTGCCATACGCTGAAGGGTGGCATCATCAGCCCCTTGAAATTTAGTTCTGAGTCCTGCCAAAATTTGTTCGTAAATGTTCATACTTTATAAAGTGTTAACTTGAATAAATCTTTTCAAATTTACACATTATAAAAGGGGGATTTGCGTTTTTCAGTGGCTGAGAAATGACAATAAGGCTGTTGTAAGAAAAAGGCATAAAAAAGGCTGCCATCTTCACAGATAGCAGCTTAAATGTAAACGATAATGTTCTAAAATTAAATCAAATAACTAATAATTTCATTACATATCTTATCTCGTTTATCTTTTTGTAAAAATTCCATTTGAGAGACTTCGTACGCTGATAGTGTCTCGGTATCTTCAATTCTTATACATATAGGAATATCTACATGTCCTAAAGAAGTATCTATGACTACTGCTAATTCTTGATTATCATATCCTATAGCTTTACATATCTTAATTGGATAGTCATGAGATAAGCTATAAACACCATAGGAAATAAGCCTAATGGATGTTTGCCTACATTTGTCTTTGATTTTTACCCAACAAACATTCTGCTTCATAAATTTATCGTTTTGTTATGATGCAAAGATACAAAATATTCTCTAAATTGGTCTAATTCGGCTATTATTCTTTTGGTTCGATAGGCTCATTCTGTTGCGCCTTTTCTTTCTGTTCTTCTCTGATTTGTTGCAATTCGTCTTGTAACTCACCATAGTTTGAACAGAAACTTACACCGTGTTCCATTGACCACACACCACCACTGACGGCAGCAGCAGCCGTTTCGACCTTATCTCTTTCGCTATCAATCATGAAAGGAACAATCTCTGTTTCGATATTTACCGTCTTACTTGCAGCTTCAAGCGATGCGTTCAGCGTGCCAATAGCAGACGTGAGGAAATTAACTCTTCGTTGGAAAAACTCTCCCAATTCCTCTGCGTGGTTCTGTACTGCCATGTGAGCAGCCATAAAGACATATCGGAATGCCGTACCGCTAAGTGCATTGCCCGTACCTTTGAGTTGGTCGAATGATATACGAGGGGTGTTTGTCAGTCCATAAATCTGATTGAAGTAAGTTTCAATCTCCACCTTGATAGGGTCGGATGATTGATTCCATGTGAGGTATTGCGCATTTGCACCATCTCCCGTTAATTGCATCATTCTATTTCTTGCATCACCGCTCAAATTGTCAGGTTGCAACTCTCCAAAGAGCATAAGGAGTGGGAAGAAATGATTATCAATGCAATCAGCATAACCACTCAAACACTTCTCTAATCGGATACGTAATTGCTTAATCTTTGCGCATAACGGCTCGGGACGAAATGCGTATATAACGGGGAGTTTCTTAAACTGATGCGCAAATGTACGTTCTGCATTCTCCGACCATGTCTTATTAAGTTCCCACTGATACACCTTATCTTCAGTAATAGTCATGAATGCGGTGTGTTCGTTGCCGTCTAAGTCTTTCTTTTTGTACTCACGGGAGAAAGCTATCATGTTGCCATTATCGTCAAAGAAAGGATATAATGTATCACCACGGAAAGGCGACCATATTTGTGACCTCAACTGATATTCGGGTACTTTTTTCCCAAAGAGGGACGCAATTTTGCGCTTTAGTTGTGCCCAAAAGCCATCATCCTTAACAACGTACCAATATTCTGCTACTTCCTGCTCTGATAGCCACGAACGGACTAATTTGCGATTTTGGAACTTCAATTTATTCTTCTTGAATACCTGCTTGATGGTTTCAAACACATTCTTTTCTCCGTCGTCTTCGGGGGTACAGTCAAGTGTGGGTTCTGTGCCAACACAAAAGGCGGTATGGATATTTACTATATCCTGCTCAATAGGAATTGCAATGCGGTTAGGCTCTTTCATTTCATATTGTGCAGGGATGTGTGTTGTCTTTCCGCTTTCGGGGTCAAACTTATCCTCTGCCATCTTTACAAGGACTTTAATCTTCTTGTAAAGTTCTGGGTTCATGATGTCGTGTTTCGTCATGTCCCAATCAGCAAGATTTGTTAATGTGTCGGGGAGAGGATTGCGCCTGCCTTTCTTAAGGTAGCTAATCTTCTTATCAATGTCCTCAAGTGCGAGGATGTCATCTAATGTCTTTATCATATATGTTATCCTATTTATCGAGCAAAGGCTGCTGCCATATCGCCCTTTGGTTTCAAAATCTTTCCTAAAAGCTGACCAAGTACATAATAGCGAACCGCATCTATGCCGTGGTTATACTTGTCTATTGGTTGGTTGATATAGTTGCCGTCCTTATCAGTGTCCCATACATACTTTCTGAACTCTGTACGGAGGTTATACGACCGCTCTGTAACAAAGATATGGTCAAAGGATAGCATCTTATCTATTCCTGCTATGATAGAGTTGCCACTCTTATCTACGGGGTAAATCTTTATACCTGCATTATGTATCTCTTGTATCAGTCGGGGGTCTGCGCTCTCAGAGAACACCTTTAAGCTGCCAAAGCGTTTGAGTTCCTTTACAATATCAGATGACAACATACCCGTGCGATAGAAAAGCTCATCAAGGTATAAGTCATTATCAATGATACCGCATAGTATTCCTGCGCTTGGGTCATGGGTAAATCCAAAGTCATCACCGATAGCAACCTTCTTGCACCATTTCGGAAACTCCTTAACAACTCCGATTTTCTTAAATACTGCACCTTCCGCAACATCTGCCCATCTACCCATGACGGTGTGCGCATATTTCTCGGGGTTGTTAGCTTTCATGTCCTCAACCTCCTTAACGAACTCATGGGAGAGGTTCTCAGCGTTGTCTAAGTATGTAGTATGGATATGTAGTACATTCGGATGTGTGCTAATCTGAACAGGCACACCATCATACATCACCTCCTTATGGGTGTTCTCTATAAACCGTTTATAAACCCAATGGTTATTGTCCGTAGGGTTCATAACGATAATAATTCGGTTCTGTATTCCTTTCTGACGAATAGAGAGCATAATTGTTTCAAACTCTCTCTCTGATACCCACTCCTCTGCCTCGTCTACTACAAAGGTTGTAACGCCGTGAATAGATTTCAGCTTTGCCGTTTGGTTTCCCGAACTTGTCTTGATACCTCTGAACATGACTGCACCACCGCTGCGGAGGTTCTTTACATCTGTCTTTGTGTGTGTGTACCATTTCGAGTTTCCATCAAGTTCCACCTTCTCCATAAACTCAGGGATAACAGACATTCCTGCCGATACCATAGTGTAACGAGTATATAGTATCTGATGAACTATTCTCTTTGCAGGAGTAGGGTGCTTAACCTCGAACAGTAGACGCTCAATGAAAGTGGAAACATTGAAACTCTTTCCACTTCCACGACCACCAGTAACAAGAATGATGAACTTATCCTTGTTATGGTACAACGGAGCATATATCTGTTGAGGGGTTATTCTATTCATTTGTATTATCGGTCATCCATTTGTCAATGTCGATACCATTCTCGGAGTACAAAGCATCTTCATCGGTCTGCTTGTTCTCCATCTTGCGCCATGTCGGGTCGTGGTGATAGAGTAGGGTAGCGATAGCTTGCATATTAGGAGGTAACTCTATTTCGGACTCTTGCACCACTGCTTTATCCGTCAACGTGACCCATCCAGTACCACCACAATAGGGGCATTTCTTATCTGCTCCCATACACTCGCACTTGTCCTGAACGAACTTAACTATCCTTGATTTGGTCTTCTTTCCACCAATCGCACCCTTGATATATGTACCACGAAGCAAAGCTACAATTCTTGTCCGTCCATGTGCTAAGACGTTAGTTATACGTTCTCCACGCCTTTTGTTTTCTTCATCCGTCCAATTCTCATAGTTGCCGTTTTTCATGCAAGTGAAAACCTCTCTACATAGATTAAGCTCATTTGCTATCTCCTCGTCCGTGTATCCATTCATTGCAAGACCTTCTATGCGCTTGTAGAAATCTTCACTATCGTAGTCATGTTTTGGTTTTGCCATATCTTTTAACGATTATAATTTGCTTTTATCGAATATTCTCTTTACATTTGCAATATAGATTGATGGTCGCATCGGTAGCGAGGCACCCGAAAGGCTGCATATTGCAAGGTTCAACTCCTTCGCCAATCTACTTAGGGGCTTAATTGCCCCTATTTTATTTTTGTATAT